AAAGGCTAATTTATCAAAAGTATGTTGATGAGTTTGGTCAATATGGTATTGATCTAAAGATGAAAAGCTTTTGCTCGCATTGCGGCAAAGATGAAATTATTAACATTGATCTATTTCAAAACTTTTTTCGTATGGTGTACGAGGTTTAGTGAGATAAGCAGTTACCGTGATGACCTCGAGAAAAACATCTTTTCTTCAATAGAAATGGGTAAAATGGAATACATGAGCATAATGACAATGCCTGTTAAAAGGTTTCTTAATTATTTAAAATGGAAAACCGAGTTAGAAGAAAATAAGAAAAAAATGTATGAAGATTATGCACATTCAATGAGAGGTAGTATATAGATGGCATCTATTCTAAAAAGATTCAATAAATCTGCAAGAGGAACCGCAGAAACTGATATTGATTTTCTTACCAAGATTGCTTCAACCGGCGATTTTGAAAGAATTACAGATATAAATACTATCCTTAACTCATGGAATAACATATTACTTACACCAAAAAGAACGTATCCATTTGACCCTGAATATGGTAGTAATTTATATAAGCTAATTTTTGAACCTTTGGATGGCATAACCGCATCAAAAATAGAGAATGAGGTTGTATATGCTATTCAAAGATATGACAATCGAGCAGATATAGAAGATGTTTCAATTACATATCTAAAAAATCAGAAAGGGTTTAATGTAGATCTGACGGTTTCATATAAAGGGGAAACTGGTAATCTATCAGTTACATTGACAGAGGGATTATTTTCTGGATTTATAACTACTGAGGATTAACAATGGCAATTCAAAACTATTCAAGAATTTATGATTATATATCTGATTATCAAAGACTCCTTTACGATTTTTATAGTAAACACGCTGTAGCATTTCAGGTAACATATTATAATTATGATGTTCCAAATATTATATGGGATAATGATCAATTATATGGCGGATCTTATGAAACCACAGGAGACCTTTCAGGAAAAGTTTGGAATAAAATTTTACTATTGCCAGTTTATTTTATGGAAGAAATTTCTACAGCATTTGATGGCCAAGATATAGGATATATTAAAGAAGGAAGAACCACATTTGTCATTCCAAATACATATGGTATTACTCCCTATCCAGGAGATTTTGTAAAATTTGATCAATCGTTTCTAAGACCAACGGACGATATATATCCAGTCTTTAGAATTGAAGGGGTTGAAATTCATCCAAATACAGATTTTCGACAATGGAAATTATCTGCTCAGGTATATCAAAGTAAAACAACTAATCATATCGATAAAAAAATTACTAACATATATTCATTTGTTGAATATGATAAAACTATACATACATTGGCTGATGCACAATTTTTAACAAGGATGCTTATTAAGAATGAAAGTTTGCGATTAAAATTAAATGATTTTTTTGATCAAAATAGTGGATTCTATTTTGTGACCTAATGGGATAAAAACATGGCTGACACGAGTATTTCAAATCAAGTATATCTATCAAGAAATGAAATAAGAGAGCAAATTATTTCATATATGCAATCTTATTTAGAATTAGAAAATGTTGATTTAACCAAATCCTCATTTTTATCATTTATGATTGATATTATATCCGCTCTTACGAGTAATTTAATGTTTTATCAAGTTTCGTCATATAGAGAATTTTTTATGACAACTGCACAACTACCAGGATCGGTTTTAAATTTAGCTGCATTTTTAGGATATGATCCAAGCGATGCTACTCCTGCATCAGTCAATGCTCTATTTTCAATTCCATTAGAATTTACGGAATCAAGTGTCACATTTGTAATGCCAGAAGGGTTTATCGCTAAAACGTCCACTATTGAATTTAAAACCTATTATTCAACATCTGTTACAATAACAAATAATGCAACTGCATCTGTTACTGTTACAGAGGGGAATAGGGTATACGATTGGCCAGTTGTTATAAATAGTGGGGAATTGTTGTTTTCATTGCCAATGAGACAACAGAAAACAGATGAACAAGAATTTCAACTTGATGAAGATTTGCAAACATATCAATTTACTGAAATAAATGTTGCTATTACAGGACAGGTTGCATCAGTAACAGTTGAGATTCAAGAAGGCAGTGGTTATACAACATATACTGAATATCGAAGCTTATTTCTAATGGATTCAAATGATAAGGGATATGTAAGAACAAGAACGGATGATGGTTTTATATTATCTTTTGGCAATGGATTAATTGGCTTTCAGCCACCAGCTGGAGCAACTGTTAGGGTAAGCACAGAAGTAACGGAAGGAGCAGACGGAAATGTTATTGCATCCTCTGTTTCAACTGGTGATAGAATTTATGATGAAAACAAGACTGTAGATTATACAGTAACAAACACATCTGCAGCAACTGGTGGAGCAGATGAAGAATCTATAGAACAGATAAGAAATAATGCAATTGTAAATTTAACCGCTTTGAACAGAATTGTTTCTGAAAATGATTTTGTTAATGCAGATACAATCATTGAAAATTCCCCATTGGGGGCAAATTCTCTTCCTATTTTAAAGAGATCTGATTTGAAGGTTAATGAAATCAATCTATATACAACATTGAATTATTCTGATGCTATTGTACCAACAAGAAGTATATATTCAACATTTGCAAGCAATACAATTCCAAGGCAAACCGTTATTAGCTTCGACGGAACCGATTATTATACATTATTTGATATGACAATTGATCCTGTTAATTCAGCTGCAAATTATGATTATATTCTTTCAACATTAAGTCAGATACCATCTTTATCAACTACATATTCAACTGATTATGATATACAAGCGACAGAGTTGGTTACAGAACGAAGTGGAAATACTGGAGTATATACATTAAGCTATTCAACAACCGAGACACAAGATACCACAGCATCAATGGCAATTTGTACTATGGAGATTGTTGAAAGTGGAACTACTTATACAATGACCAACGATACAACAAATTCATATTTTGTCTACACATTTGCTAATTATACTTATGTACCAAGAGGAGAATTAACATATAGATTTACAATTAAAGATCCTTCTGGAAATTTAATATCTCAATACTCGGCACAATTTACATTTAGAAGAGATTTAAGCGATTTTACATTATCAGATGTGGTTCAAGATGGCACTGGAAATATTGTATATGATATTCCGGTTGTTAAAAAATCATATTATGATTCAATTGATCAAGGAGAGTTTGAATCTCAAATATTACAGGCACTTGTTTCAACAGTAACATTTGCTGATTATAAAATGTTAACTGATTTTATAAATTTAAAATTTGGTAATACTACTGGACGATTAACTAATATGTTATTAAATCCGACAAGCCAAACAGCTATTGCTATTCAAAATTCTCCTCCAGTTGGACCTTCTGTCAATGATAAATATATTATTGGGAATGGTGAAGGTATCTGGGAAGATCAGGATGACAAGATTGCAGTATGCACCGATGGAACAAATTGGTCTTTTTTAACTCCAAATCCAGATACAGTGATTTCCGTAACAAATGAGAATACAAGTTATATATATTCTGATAAGGGGTGGGTAAATCCAATTTATAACATTCCTCTTGCAATTGAGGTTCATGTTTTTAAAGAAATTACATATAGTGGCTCAATTGGTGATTTAACGCAAGATGTTAGAACAGCAATTTATAATTTCTTCTCTTCAAGGTTTGGTATAAATACTGAAATTTATAGATCGGAAATTGTTGATGTTGTTCAAGAGGTTGACGGTGTTGAAAACTGTAGGGTTATAAGTCCAGAATCAAACATATTCTTTAAATATGATGTTGATGATTTTACACAAACACAATTATTACAATTTGCTCCAGATTATGTCTATTTTACTGAAGACAATATCTCGGTTAAGGTATTCTCATAATGCAAGAATTGATAGATAAATCAACAATTGATCATAGAAAGCTAAGATCTCTTATAACAAAATTGGCCGGTGGAGAATTATCAAAGATTTCAGAAGTATGTTATTATCCAGCTACAAAAGCAGATTATTTTAAATTATTAAATGTAATGGGTTTAAGGGATAAAGATATAACAGAATTTAAAAAGAGATTGTGGGCTGGACATCCTGCTAGAGGATGGCCCATGCACAACATGAACCCAACAGTTTTAATGACATTTATTATAAGGTATTTTTTGGCAAAAAAAGATAAAGAGGGATATCTATTAAGTGTTTTATATTTAATAATAAGATTTTACTCAAGTCTAATGAGAATTAATATTAAATATTGCAATCCGGACCTTTTTCGATATGCTCTTGAAAATTTGACAAGAACTCATTTGTTTGTTAGAGAAGGATCGATTGCAAACGGAATTTTATATTTAGCAAGGGAGGTATCAAAAAAATGGGAAAAGGATCTAGCTAAGGGAATTACTGATTCAATTGCAAAATTTATTAATGAATTAAGGCATAGAATGAGCCAAAGTATAAAAAGCTTTGCAAAAGCATATTATGCAGCGCATAAAGCAGGAGCTGGAATCAAAACTCAAAAGGAACCTGATGAAGATGATGAAACTGGTTTTCAGTATAGAGTTTTGGAGAGAGGCAAAAAGGCCATTGAAGAGGTTGTTAAAAAGATAACTGTTTATAAATTTATTGATAAAAAGGCAATGATAGAATCAACCAAAATTACAAAAGTAAATGGTTCTATTGCAATATTATTAGTATCAGGGCTTACAAATTTAAAATATAG